TTCAGTTTGTAAAACGGGAAAGGTAAAGGTGAAATCCAAATGGGTTCCATTAGGAGTATTCGTCCCGTTATCGGTATATGTAGTTGTCATTTTTTAAGTCAGTATCGAGACTGTAATTTTTGTAGTCTTAGTATTTCGTCTATGTCTCCTTTCTTATGGGCTTTTTCGATTCTGTCGTTTAAGACAATTTTCTTCTTGACCTGACCTCTAAGCTGAATTCTCTTCTCTGCGTAGAGTTGAGACTTTCTTAAGGCATCATTTATTTTTGTATGTAATAAGGTAAATAATTCTCTATCTACTTCTGCTCCAGTTTTAGAAGCTTCTTTATAAGCTTTTCTAAATTCTTTTCCTAATCTACTATTCATTATTTCGTTTACTTTTTTCTTAAATATTCCATCTTTACCCATTAGCTCTGTAACCTGAGATCTCTCCTGAGTTGTATATTCAACTCCACTTCCACTCTTATTAAGTTGAGGTCTTCCATCAAACTCAACCATCATTAGGAAATCTTTCTCAGGAGATATTTCCGAACCTACTTTGAAAACAGGAGAGTAAGCATTCCAAGCTCTTACAAAGAAATTATCTGGTTCTCTAATAAGACCACCATCCATCCAGTCATAAGAATTTGGAAGAGTTGATTTCAGTACAGGGTTACGATTCCAGAAAAGATCGGTAAATTCCATTTCTACCTCTTTTAATTGAGGAGTAAGTAATCTACTAAATTCATTTCTTAAACCACTGTATGGAAGTAATCCACTACCAAATGATGCAGTCCATCTAGATATAGCTTTAGGGTTTCCTTGTAGAACGTCAAACATAGGTTCTAGTCCTGCTAAGAAACTTTTGTTGGTTAAATTAGCTCCCAGTACCCATGCCATTTTTGCCATGTTTACTTCTAAAGAGTTTTCATCTAAAGTTCCCTGATGATTTCCAGGAAGGTGATGACCTATGAATGGAATATCAAAGTTATCCATTACATCAGCAGTTATAGCAATCCAATCACTTATAGCTCCTAAGCCTTCATAGCTATACCATTTACCATCCCAGCCTTTATAACTTCTAGGTTTCCAACCAAGTTGTGTTCTTAATCTTTGTCTAGTTGGGTCATATATACCATTTCCATGTAATCTGTCAGAGGTAAACATAGTTGCAGCTAATCCCATAGTTGCCATGCCGATAGCTCTTCTACCTTTTAACTCAGCTCTAATAGTGTTATAAGCTGCTTCCTTATTTACTTTCGAGGGATCTATTCCTCTCTTAGTTAATAGAGCATCTACATCACTATCTGCCAACATATTGAATGGTCTGTGATATTCATCAAATTCCTTTAGAAATAAACCAAGAGGACTATGAGTAGCTGTAAACGCAATCATGTTTGTAGCTGTCTTTGGAAACATTAAGAAGGGTCTTAATGCAGGAACCTTTTTAATAAGCATGTTTAAAGAGTCAACCATTTGGTTATCAAGGTTCATGGCAATCTCTTTACTTGCATACTCGACTCCCTTATCAGTAATCATCCCTTCATCATCAAACATGTCTTTATAAACTTTCTTCTGTAAAGCTTCTACCTTTTGCTTAGTTAGTTTTTGACCTTTACCAACGATCGTATCGAATGCTCTACCTTTTGCTTCAACACTACCAATCCATGCTCTAGTAAATCCGTCCATAGCTGTCATGGAGTTTGCACCATATCTAAGCCATGGATGATTTGCTATATCATTCATTTCCTCAATTTTATTAACTAATGCAGCTGGTCCAAAATTACCTTCCTCTTCTGCAACATCAGCTATAGCTCTTAATGCTTGTATCTGTCCTTCATTCTTCATAGCAATATCGGATCTGGTTATATATCCGACAGAGCTAGGATCTTTCCAAGCTTTCTTAAATACTAATTTAAAATGATCAAATGCTCTCTGGGAAGTTTCTCCAATACCACTGAAATACATATAATTTGCTTTTCTAATGGTATGCATATCTCTCGATAAGATTGCTCCAGCATATGTAGCAATAGGTCTTTCTATCATTAATGCCATGTTGGAAGCGAATGCTTTTAATGGAGTACCAACAGCTGATAAAACAGAGTTATAAATATTTCCCCATACACCTTGCATAAATAATGATTCGAATTCTCCATCAAGATCAATTAATGCTTTTTTGAAAACTCCAGTTGATTCTTTAAAATATTTATTTAATTTTGCAATGTTATTAACATTTCCATCTGTAAATTCATAAGCCAAGAATAATGGCTTTAACATATTTGGCTTCTCTTTACTTAAAGCTCTAATAGTATCTATTGAATCTTTTGAATCCTTAGCAATGGAATCAAACATCTTGAGAGTATCGTCATTATTCTCTTTTAAGAACTTATAAGCATTCTCCATTACTTTGGCTTTGCCACCATAGTTTGTGAAATCTAATCTCTTTCCAAACTTTTTAGTCATGGGATTTAATCTATTCCAGAAATTCAGCATGTTTAAAGCTCTACCTCTGGCGTATGCAGTCTGACCTTTTATCGTCATTAAGTACTGCAATCTATCTAGAATTTGCAACTGTGCATGTTCGACAGCTGATGTCCCATCCATCATTCTCATACCCTCAGCCATACCAACTGCTGTATCTGCTAGTGATTCAGATACATAAGCTTGAGCACGGGCTAAGTCCATATTCATATAGTCATCAAAGAATTTAGATATCGCTTTTGTAACTCCTGTATAACCTTCAGTTTTTAAAACCTTTGCTCCTGTATCTGGGTCAACACCTGAGAACTCATCTAATAGTCTCTTCATTTGATCGACGTTATCAAAATCGTAGAGAGCTGATGCTATATCTTCTCCAATTTCTGTAGCTTCTGCATGAGTTATTTTTATACCTTTAGGTGAATGCCATTCAAAATCAAGTTTTATTTGTTTAACTAATTCTTTAATGGTCATGTGACCACCATCCTTAGATTTGATAGCAGCCTTTAGAGATGAGTCAGTGAATATACTTCCGACATCACCATCAACACTATCAATATTATTTGTGATACGAACTAGGTCAAATTGTACTGGTATTATTCCACCTTGATCTTGTGTCCTAAAGCCTGTCTCATACATGTCATATACATCATGTACTCCTTTAATTGGCTGATCAAGATCAACATCTCCTGTAATATCAATGCCAAGTTCTTTAGCATTATTCTTACCAATATCTACAAATTCTTTTTGTCTTCTTTCGTCAATTACTTTGAGTTCGGTATCTATTGGTTTCTTTTTGACATTTCTTAGTTTCTTAGCAAACTTCTTTGCTTCTTCACTTTTAGGAAACCATTGGAGAGCTTCCTCTGAATTATTTAAAGCTCTAAGGATTCTTGTACCACCAAGAATAAAGTCTGATGCAAAGCTAAGACCTACTCCTTCTTGTACATTCTTTAATCGTTTAATTTCTGGAGCATCACTATCTAAAGTTGCTATATCATCTGGTATCCATCCGTAAGTTTGCGGCCACATCTTTTTTAATGCACCGGCAGCATTATCTTCAAACTCGTTAAATTCTGTAATTTGATCTACGAACGCTCCAGCTCCTGCATCTATACCAGCAGAGCCAAACCATCTCATAAACTTTTTATCACCTAATCCCCACTTAACTTTGGCATGTGTTGACTTACCAAAGCTTTTCCATGCGTTGGAAATATTCATTACTGGAATGATTATTGATGAAAGCTGCCTTATGGTCTGAAGTGTTGCACTTTCATACTTAGGTAGCTTCGGTGGTTTGTAATGATTTCCAGGAATTGCATTTAATAAGTCAACCCAAAAGTCTGTATAACCAGCTCCCATAGCAGCAGGGATGTTAGCCCAGTTAAAAGGATTTCTTAGATCTGCTCTATTGTGACTAAAAGTATCTGCAAAAGTAATTTTCTCACCTTTCAGTACCTTGGCTTGCATCCACATTCTATGCTCTTTTCTACTTAGAGCATGACCTTCTGGCTTGGTGATGGTACTAAAGTTACCATCTTTATCTGCTACTTCGTATGTTTTTTCTGTTGGTCCCTTGGGACTTGTTTGTGATGTTTCTTGGTTTGTTGCTTCTTGACCTTGGTCAACAGAAGGACTGCCGAGTTGTTCATTTTGTTGATTAAGAATATTTATTTCTGCATCAAATAAATTTGCAACATCAACAGCTTCTGGAACTTCCTTTGTTTCATCACTATTTATTTGTTCATTCATTTAATCTTAAGTGCCAGGCACGTTTCTTTGTTTTGGATCTAAATGGTTAATTTTGCTAATGTAGAGTTCTTTTTCGTTTACTTTTTTATTTTCTTCTTTATTTACTATTTTCTTTTCTTCTTTATTTTCAACTTTTTTCTCTTTTTTTGCCCAATCAAAAGCACATTCATTTAAAGCATTTAAGTCAGTACCACCACTCCATTTAAAAAGTGATTTATTAAATTCATTAGTTTCAAACGGGTCTAAGAAATCAAATATGTTCTCTGACATATCAGGAACCAAATCAAGTTTAGGTGTGATGTCTAATAAAGCAGCTCCAAATGAAAAGCTATATCCATTCTCCTCTGAAAATAGTTTTAACTCTGGACCTAAGTCTCCAAGCCAATCAACATTGTCTGTACCTGTAGAACTTAATGCTATAAATGTACCGTTAGGAGTTCCATCCAAACATTTCTTTTGCATACTTGGATTTAGCTTTTTGAATGCACCTACATAAGTTGGATCATCTTCAGTCTTACCTTCATTAACTTCCTCAATATTTGCTATCTTTTTCTGACGCTTCATAATGTCATATCCAGTCATTAATGAACCATCTTCATTTCTGTATCCTTGTTCGTTTAACTTATCAGCAAGTTTCACAGCAAATGTTGGAATCTTTTTACCTGATTCCCACTCTTGAAGTATTTCTGGTTTAAATAATTGTTGAGTATCAAGAACTTGTACTCCATTTTTTTTAACTAATTTATCAATAGTTTCTAATTTTTCTGCTAATTGCTCATTAAACCTAGTCAGTACATCTTGGGAAGATTCCTCCGGACGATTGTATACCCAATCATCTTCAATAAACCAAGTCTCATTTCCCTTAATATTGTCTTCATCTAACTTTTTGGCTAGTTCTATTTCACCTTTGATCTGTAAGTATGCAGCATCTTCCGGATTTTCAACACCTTGTGAATCATATAATTTAACAAGATTATTGTACTTTCTTTGGAAGTGACCTATTACTTTATTCTCATCAGCGGATAAGCCAGATCCATCAGCTGTTATTTCTCCTTTAATAAGAGCTTCTATAGATTTATGATTTTCTTTTTTTAATGCAAGAGATGGATCATTTTTAGCAGCTCCAGCTTTAAGTTCTGAATCATTATGAAGACTTACTGGATATTCATTGTGTAGACGCTCAGTAGTTAAAACTCCTGTCTCAATTTCTTTTAATGCTTTTATACGCATCTCATCAGTGTGGAGTTTGTTGGCAGAGCCATAATTAATAATGTTGTTTATACGCTGTAAAGGTAATCCCGTTACGCCATTATTAATCATGTTTGTTCTAACGCTTTGTAATACAAGCATCTGGTCATTGTTATAACCTTTAGAAGCATTAAAGTTTTCACCTTGTATTTCTGCGAGAGTTTTATCTAGTTCTAAATTGGCATTAAAATTCTTGCTTTTTTGAGCATTTTCCATATTTTTGGATTCATATGCCATCGCTGCATCTTTGATCTTTATCCAATCTTCAGCAAAGAATTCATTCCAAGCATATGTTTTGCCATCAGCTGTAGAAATAATATTATTATCGTCGTGTTTAGTTTCTATATCTTGAATCATCTTGCTAGTTAGTTGACCAGTTTTTGCAAGATTTAAATAAGTAGCCATCAGTTCTTTATTGGCATTAGCTTTACCAACGTATGGTGATCTCTTATCTAAATAAGCTGTATGACAACCAACTTGCCCATTATTCATGCAAGTGATCATTTCGTTCTGGGCAATTCTTACACGTTCTAACTTTATCTCTTCTTCACGTTTGGCATTCCATTTAGAATAGGCTTCCTCTTCTTTTTCTTTTTGAGGACCAATAACATGTTTATAAACTAGAGCTGGGTTTAAATCACCAAGCTCGTTATATAGCTCAATACTTGCTTTATCTTCAGCAGCTTTGTATTCCTCATAGCTAGTTGCATTTTGTAGTTCTGGGTTATTTTCTGGATCATACTTTTGTACTTTTTTTTCTACCCAGCTAACTACAGCTCCATATTTTTCTGCTGCGTTTAGATCTCTAAAACTTTGAGAAGTCCAAATATTTGAGTCTTCACTTTTTTCGTATCTAGCTACAAACTCATCTATTTCTTTTCCTTCTGCTTTAAGTCTTGCAATCTCAGCTTCGAACTTTTCTTGACTAATAATATCTAAAGGGTTTTCCTTTAACCAAAGCATCCCTTTATTTATTCTTTCCTGTTTTATTCTCTCTTCTCTTTTAGCTAAAGTTTCAGCAATAGTAGAAGACATACTTGCTAGAGATTCCAGGTTTTTACCAGCAAATGCTGCTTTGTAGTTGGCGTTACTGATCTCTTGATCCCAGTAATTAGCCATCCCTTCATTTATCTCTTTGTAGCTTTGTGTTAAGGGTGCTACATAGTCCTCGGACTCAATAGGCTCAAAGGACCCCCCTCTAAATTCTTCACTCATTTTATATGTTTAGTTTAAGGTCCCATGCGGATGAACTATCAAAGCTAGTACTCCAAGGATTAATGTCCATGCTGTAATCGTCAAAACCTCCAATTGAGGATGACCAGCCAGTCTCTGTATAATTAAATCCAGTATTATTTTCCAATCCTGTATTCATATCTTGGGCATCTTCCATAGCACCGGCTGCTCCAGCAGCTGCACCAATAATTCCTTGAAGAATTGGCATAGATGAATTTTGCATCTGAGGAGGATTAGGAGCTAAGTCAGGTACTGGTTGGAATGCAACACCAGAATATAATTGGTTTCTATTACTGACTTGTTTTCTTCTAATATTTTCTACGTTATCTTGATAAGCTTCACCTGATCTGGTTAAAGCGAATGCTCTCTTAGCAACCTCTCTACCATATTCAGCTAAGAACAATTTCTCAGCTCTTGCAGCTGATCTACCAGTTGTTCCACCAGCAGCTGTTTTACCAAGTTTGTCTTTTACATATTTCATAAAGCTGGTTTCATTACCAGCAATAGCAGCGGATTGTTTTGCACCTAACTCATATTGAGCTTTTGCATAACCTCTCTGAGCTGCCATATCGTTTTCGTTTAGATCAATGTTGTACTTGTTGATCTTGGCTGAATATAGCGTTGATTTTTGTAGCCAACCTCTCTTACGTATTTCTAAGCGACGTTCATATTCACGTTTCTTAGCTGCGTTTTGAGCTTTGATTTGTTGACTTTGAGCTATACCACCAAGAATCTTTCCAGCACCACCAATCGCTGCACTAGGACTGCACACGGCAAAATTCTATAAAGGATAAATTATTGGGTCCATGTTTTAGTTCCCTTAAAAATTTGAACCCAAGGAACTTGAGGAGTTTTAAATGAACCCTGTTTCGTTTATCTACGATATTCCAGAGCAACTTCTCTTTTCTACTTTTCACAAATCTCTTTGCTTCTCTAGCAAAGGTGTGTGGATACTTAAGGATAGCTGGTGTACAGAGCATCCAGATCTGCCCATCGTGATATATGCCAGCTAGTCCAGCTATTTCACCATTCGGTACCTTGAAATATACAGAGTCACAGTTGTTAATTCCTACGACTATTGCATTCTCAGGATCATGTCCATGACCCTCAGCTACTTCCGAACGATCCTCTGGTAATAAATTAGAAGCTACATGAAGTGCAGCTTCCAATGTTGCAGGGTGAATGTATTTAGACACGTTGATAATTTCGTTTGTTGTAATCTCCTTCCCACTGATAAGACAGCAATGTTGCCGGTGATGGGTGCTCAGAAGATACGGTAATTTTTAAGGTTTTATTTCTCTCGTATGTCGGTATAGTTTCGAAGTCTTTTGATAAGAAAGTAAGACTGTTTGCATTTAATGTATTAGCTGCATTAACTTCTCTTTCCTCAACATACTGAGGTTTACCATCCCTATCTAATGTGATCTTATAAAGACCTACATCTCCAAAACTGAACTTCACTCTATGTATTACAAGATCTGATCTAGTATCTGATCTCCAGTTCTCACCGGATTGATAAGTGTAATAAATAGTAGGTAGCTCAACTCTCATGTCATATAGATATCCTATGACAAAGGTTTCTCCAGACCAGTCACCATCTAATTCCATATTGGAACCATTGATAGTTATCTTTCCATATCTACCTAAGTTAGTAGCTCCTGAGTTATCAAAGGCAGCAAGTTGATTACTACTCTCTAGTCCTACAGGTTTAACTTTAGTTGACTTACCGTTAGCATATGTCCAACCACTTGTTTCCATTGCATGGTCTAAGTGTATTGGGTAGGTATTTCCAGAAGTTACGAACTTACCATTATCATCTAATGTTATTGCAAATTTCAATAATTGATCTTTTCCATTATTTCTGACAACTGCATATAAAGCATCATCAAGCATGCAGTGGTACTGAATATCTCCTGTTAAGGTCCAGCTGAACCACGCTTGTAGTACTCTCTCATTACCAGAATCGAAATACCGATAACCATAGAGCTTACTATTACCTTCCTCGCTAAAGAATATGACATTATTTTCCCTTGAATTTGATATGAGTTTTAGTTCTTTTGCAAATAATTGAGATACTACTTGGCTTTGGTCAACTACCGATGGCTCACCTTCTCTTAATATCCTAGACATTTCAAAGAAACGACTAAATTTATTAGCGTTATCAAGAAAGCCTACAGTAGTTCCCAGAGATATTGGATTAGTTTTATGGTTAAAGTTATAGGCTGATAAAGCATTTAACTTAGCAGTACTTGGATTTAAAATATCACTATCTGTCGTCAGCATAAATTGCTGATTTTTAGTAAATATAAGGAGTCCAGCGTTTACCTGTATAGCGTCATATACTATTGCAGGATATGTAGAACTACAAGATATATCTATAGGGTCGATGTTCGAAAATGTAGTAGCAGTCCTAGCCCAAAAATTAAAGAAATTTCCAGGACGGGACATAATTATATTTTCGTCACTCAGCATTACCAAGCGATTTCTAAAGAAAATCATCTTGTTTATTTGCTTACCTACAAAACTAGCTCTTGGGTTAGTACCTTCAGTTGGATGTGTATTACCTACATCTGCGTTTTCCCATGCAACTTCTGAAAGAGTAAACGAAGTACCACTACTATCTCTTGTGAGTTGAAGTGGCATAGTTGTGTTATCAAACTCAATCTCAGTCCCTGGCTGGGCACACTCCTCCCAAACTCCTTCACCATCTTTGTTGTTATTTCCAAAGAATTTTAAATAATAATCATCATCTTCTGCTTGGCTATTGGCTACTCGAATAACCATCCCATGCTTACATTGCTTAGGTAAATCCTCAACAGTTAATACCTCATTAGACACGACATTCATTAGACGTGAGTTAGTGGTAGTAGCGTTGAAGTTACCAGATGGTCTAGTTATATAAATACCTTTACCAATTATTTTGACGTTATCGTTTGTGAAGTTACCAGTAGCCACGATAGCAGTTCTGAGACTACCTAAAATAGACTCTGCTGTAACAGTGGTTTTAGTATCAAAGGATGTTGGAGTAGGTCTAATTAAACCTAAGTTTGCTTGTACTCTAGAAGTACTGGTTTCCTCAACAGTTACTTTGTAGTAACCATCTTTCATATATACATAAACATAATCTCCCTCTTGCCAACCTTCTCCTCCATATAAGAGATCATTTGTTGTAGAGTATCGAGTTCTATATTCGACGTTAGATCCACTACCAACTGGAGTGGACTGACCTGTAGTCGTAATACGAAAATAAAGATTATTTCTTCCAGTCTGTCCTGATGTACCAGATGAATTATAGATATTTACTTGATAAGAAAAATCAGTTCCATTCATTGTAGATGGAGCATTGTCATCAACCAATGTCCCACCACTGCTTACTTCAAATATTCTGGTAGCAACATTAGGTGCTCTGTCATCTCCATTATGATCATTAACACTACATCTATTTGTGTTGTTAACTCTCGCAGTATGAGAAGACATGTTCCCATTAGCATCACAATAGTTATTACTTGACCTAACCATTTCTACACTAATTCTTGTAGCTGTAGAAACCTCTGAGTAATGAGAGTTTTGACTACCATCTTGGTCAAATATATTTAAAGAATATTGACTAGCATATTTAACCTGATCTAATTCAATATAAACTTCGGGAGGTCTAGTTGGTTCAGTAGCACTAGACATAGCTACTGTTTTAGTTCTGTTAGTTAAGAACGTGTAGTCATTAACAGTAAGAGTTTGAATATCTTCATCATTTGTATGTTGAAGGTAAGTCTTGCCATTACCATTGACAGTCATCTCTGAACCATCGCTGCACTTCCACATCCTGACGTGGCCGTCATTAGCTTGGCCAGTATTTCTAATTACTTGTCCTATATATTGTTCGTTCTCATCTCTGTAGTAATGAAACCACTTACCTGTGGAATGTGAGTTGAGAGTTCCATCACTCAAAGATTCTACATATTCGCCAGCAGGACGTTTCATCAAACCATGTGTTACATCGGGTAATACATTGTCTGCGACATTAACCTGTCCTGGAACCTTTAGTTCATCTGGCTGTTGTGATATTCCTCCGGTTAATGTAGGTATAAGTTGTGTAACACTGCTCATTATCTAATTAAGGATCTGAAAGGTTGATATGATCTGTAAGTACTTTGGTGTGGCCATCCTAAGAATGAATGATCTCCCTGATTGCACTCATATTCCATGAGAGATGCACGGGCTAATCCTTCTTGACCTTGTAGTAGCTTTACTAATTCTGGATTTGTTACCAGTTGAGTTGCAGCTCTGGTAGATGCACGGGCGATTATATATCTTTGAAAGACTGATGGAATATCTTCGAATCCATAGAGATATACAACATCTAATTTCATCTCAGCTGTAAATACATCTGTATGTGAAACTAGGTCATATAGCTTTCCATTTCTCTTAACTAGATCTATCTGTCTGTCAGCTTGACCATCGCTGTAGTCATAGCGTAGATAGTTAGATGGGATAACAATATTTCCATTTGCATCCGGACTGACTTTAATTCCAAATTCAGTATTAAAGTGCCATCCCTCATTTAAAACATCTTTGGTTACTTCATTGAGGATGTTATAGATAAATGATATCTCTGGATTTTGAAAGTTAAGAGTAGTAATTGGTGCCTGACCAATGCTACCCAAGATAGAATTAACTGCGGATAGTTCGGTATCGGTTGAAACTTGAGTAGTCATAGATAAAAAAAAAGGGACCCGAAGGTCCCGATAAATTGAATAATTTAGAATGCAGAAGGAGCTGTAGCACCAACATATAATTCTACTGCGGCAGCAGGATTTAAGTAATCTGCCCCCATAGCGAGACGTCCCAATATGACATCTCCTTGGTATACCACGGATATGTCTCCGCTTGTTACCTGTACTTGAGGACCAATAGCTTCTACTACACCAGCAGCTTCCTTCTGGAAGATTAATCCACAAGACTTAGCTCCTACTTCAGCAGCAGTACCGTAGTCATTGTTGATTCCTGTTGATGCACCTGATGCGTTCTCAAGTGTGTTACCAATTCTGTCACCCATGTTAGATGGTGAAGTCTTACCTGTAGTTCCGCCAAATGCAGTACCATATTTGCCTAAGAAAGGAATATTCATAGACTTATAAATCTTGATACCAGCGATCTCTACAACTCCATTACCACCTTGTAATGCAGAACCTTGAACGTCTCTATTAACTAGACCGTTAGATGCTACATCAGTTATGAGCGAATAATATTGCCTTGGGTTCAACACCGCACAGCGTCCAGAGGAGCTGACTCCTTTTTCGTCTAAAGCAGCAGCAGCATCATAGAAAGCTGTTACTAAGTTGCTTGCAACGTAAGCGTCAGAATCATTAGTTGTTGAACCAACTCTGATTTGTGTTCCACCTGGCTCTGCGAAACCGGATTTCGTGATTGGAGAAGCTTCTCTCGCTCCTCTTGTAATTGCTCTAAAGATTAAGCGGTCATACTTCTCAGCAAGAGCGTAACCGATCTTACGAGAAATTTCTCCTCTCAATTCATAGTGTGCTAGTGTCTCGTCTAGCTCATATACAAACGCCGAACTGATTAATAGGTCGTCGACTGTAATTGTTTTTTCTGCAACTGGAGGTGCTCCGTCAGAGTTACCTAATATGCTATTTCCTGGAGTATGGAACTCGGCAGTGGTCGAACCAGTATAGATGAACTGCAAACTTTTGCCGTTCTTCAAGGTTCTCTTCATTACCATATCCCTTGCAATGGCTTCGTGTTGGAAGCCTTTGAACATTTCTCCACTGAACAATTTAAGGTAAAGTGCTCTGGCGTCACCTGTTGAGTTTGACTGACCTTGACGAGTTAGATTCGTGGTCAGTGTATTATCCTGATGGGCCATTATATTTAGCTTTAAAAATTAAGGGTATATTTGCTTGTCTCTTCGATCGAAAAGTTGTGAGTCTTAATTGGACTCATTGATATATGTGGTCTATCCCACCGTCTAGACGGCTGATGGGTATCCCCGTAGGGGCCAAAAGCCAAATTGAGTAGGGAGGAATTGAACCTCCCCAAGATCGCCTAACCGATTACTCTTGTGTA